ATTCTAATCTTGTCTCCAAGTATTGTACAAAATGTTTCAGCCCATTCAAAAGAAGGTGACTTAAAATTATCTGCTAATAGAATATCTACGTTTGCTTCTTCAGCTTGGTAAATTGAAACTAAAGGTCTTTTTGGACAACAATCACTCTTTACATTAGCACCAATTCTTACAAAGTGTAAGTAATTAGCTGGAATAACAGTTGTTTCAAAGTACTTTGGTTTTTCAGCTCCACGTAGTTCAATATCTGTTAGTAGTATCTGAAGATCATCAACTACTGTTACACTCTGTTCTGAAGACTCTTTTAAAGCATTTAAGCCATGAAGACGTCTACGTACCCACTCAAGCTGAGCTTTATTAAAAGCTTCTTGAATCTGCCAACACTCAATGTTGTCATAGTCAAAAGAGCTAAGCTTATTAAGCCTCTGCTTGATTTTTATCTGTAACAGGTTGTTGTTCATATTTTATAAAGACCTGGGAGCTGATCTTACGGTAAGCAACCCAGGTACTATTTTTTTACTGATTCCAGTACTTCTCTACTTTCTTTGTCAAGTCTACCAAGATCTCTTCATTCAAAGGATTTTTTAAGTATTCTACACAATCACTAGGAGTACGTCCTAACATTGTTGTAGTTTCCATATGGTAGATAAATCCGTCAGCCTTAGTTGCAATAAACTTGTAATATGTACAATCTTTTACAATAGCTCTAATCTTTAATGTTTCCATATCTAGAGTAGCAGCATCTAAGAATCTCTGAGCGGTTTTACGCTTATCTTTCTCAACAAGATCACCGTTAATAAACTTATCCATGTTGTCATAGATAATATCATTTGGTGTAGACTTCTTATATTGAGCACTGTTAGGATCTAACACTTTTGCTACATATAGAAGTTTATTCTGGTTCTTGTCAAATAACTTTTGAAGTTCAGCAAGAGCTTTATTACGCATCTTCTTAACCTCTGTTTGTACTGAAGCTGTTTCTTCAAGCTTATCTAAGTAAAACTTAGGAGGAACTGGCATTCTGCGAGCTTCTTCTAAGCTTTTAGCTACGATTGAAAAACCTCCTGCTTCAATAGCATATAATCTAATTAGATCATATGGATCTTTATCAGGTTCTAAGTAACTTGGTTCGTTACCACATCTAATTTTAATCTTATCCCAAAACTCAGAATTATCAGGTTTCATCAACTTGATCTTATTCCAGAAGTTTTCATCTGTAGGATCAACTACATTAGCTGCTAGTTCTTTTTCTAACTGTGCAACTATTACACGGATCTGTTTAACTTTAGCTTCTTGCTCATCTGCAGGTAGCCCTTTAACATCTGGAGAAAACTCATTTAATCCAGTAATGTATCTTTTGATACCGTTAATCTCAAGACAAGCTAATTGTTCCTCGTGGAACGCTCCGTCAAAAAGACTTAATCCATACTTCTGTAGTCCCATATTGTCTACATTAGGATCAAAAAATGGTCTAATGGCAACAGTGGACTTCTTGTTTTGTGGATACTTCTCCACGATTGTTACTCCGCTCATGTTTGGTTTGTTTGGTTTTTATTATAACTGGTTACATCTTGTAACCTTTTATAGAACCTATTAGGAGTTGCGAGCTCCCCATGTGATCAATCATGGTACGCATACAATAGGTGGTCTGCAGATACTATCTACAGAGGGGGTTTTACATATCTTTTGGCAGGGGGTTTTAACCCCCTGCCTCAGATACTATTTTTTAGAATGATCCTCCAGTAACTGGGTTTCTCATAACAATCTTCAACACCTTAGTTGGGTCTTTAACCCAGATAGCTGGCATTGTTTGTGTCATGAATACACGGTAACCGTTAAACTGTCCAGAAGACTGGAAGCCTTGAGTACGTCCCATGTAGTCCATTGTACCGTTTTGGTAGAACCACTTCAATTGATTATCCCAAGATAACTTTAACAAGAAGATGTTATCGTTAGTATTCTCAGTAATATCAAAGATAATGAAATTATAAGAAGATAATGGGAAACCATCAATAATTGGGTTCTCAATATCATTAGTATGAATGTTATCAAACGCTGGGTTCAATACAAACTTAACGTTAGCCAAGAACGGAATAACGTATTGAGTGTATGCAAAACCAAAGTTTAAGTCCATACCTTTACCAGTGATAGCTCCTACCTCTGATGCATTGATTACCAAGCCAGAGTTAATAGCTTCACGCTTAATAGCCTCGTTAACAAGCTTCATACCACCAAGACCGGTTTGTACAACCAATTCACGCTTAGGATCTGGACCTTGGAACTCAACTTTACCATTAAAGAAGTTGAAGATCTCAGATTTAAACAAGTCTAAGTTGAATGAACCCTTGTTGTAAATACGCTTGTAAGAGTTATCTAACTGCTTCCAAAGACCTACAGATAGACGGATATCATCTGGACCATCTTGCTTAACTTTACCACCTTGACCCCACATTAAGTAAGTTTCAATGTCGTTAGCAATCTTAGTCAAATGAGCTGCTTCCATAGAAGTTAAGAATGTACGAGTTAACTGACCAGATTGGTAAGCTTTCTTTACATAATCTTTACCCATTTTAGAAGCCATGTCCTCTAAAGAAGAAACAGATGGATCAACACTCTTGTCAAAGTTTCTCCACATTTCAATAACTGGAACTGTACCGTCAGCTTTCATTCCACCTTTCATCATTAAGTCAGCACGAGAGCTAACAGAATAGTGAACGTGAGCTTCAGCACCACCTACATAGTTGTAGAATTCACGGAATCCAGCGTTGATGTTACCAATGTCAGAGAATCTTTCACCGTACTCACCACGAGCAGAACCTTTACGGAACACCTTAGTACCAACTTTCAAGTACTTGTTATCCAAATACTTAGCATTGTCGTTGTTTACTAACTGAACAGTGTAGATAAAACCGTCACCAGCTGGGATGATATCATCAGCAGTGATGTACATTTCAACACCATTGTACTTGTCATAAGTGATAATATCACCATGACCAAAAGAACGCTTGTTTAATTTAATTTTGAAGGTTTGACCGTCAATACCTTTAGTGGCATTAGCTGATTCAATATCTTCTGTAATGTATGGAAGATCCTGCGTTACTGGAATCTGCCACTTGTACTCACCACGTGCGTTATCTACAGAGATAACGTTCTTACCGCCAAAGCTAGACATCTGGTACAAAGGCATTTCTACTTTTTGTGCCATAGCCCATAAATCCACAGGACCTAAATCAGTAGGTTCTGCTGACTTTAGCAAGTTTGAAAGGTGGTAGCTGTCTACGTGCGAGCTAGTCTGATAGCTGGTATCTCGTAGAAATATACCATTGTTCAAAACTGGAGTTGCCATAAGGCTTTTAAATTTAAAGGGTTAATAATAAAATAAGTTAATGTAAATTAGCGTTTAAATATGTTAGTAGGTCTAACTAACTTTCTAGATTTTGGTTCATCATCCTCTTGATAAGTAGATGTATTTTTTCTAGATTGTTCAGTTTTCAAACTTCTAACTGTTTGCTCTACTGCTTGATTCTTACCCTGTTTAGTCAATGTCTGACGGTATTCTTCAGGATTAGATAACAACCATAAAGCTTCTGCAATCAATGGATAGTTTGGTTCTACAAACTGGTACTTTTCTAAAAGGTGACCTAACAAGTTTGTAGGACGTCCGCTAATAGATGGATACTGTGGTTGTACTAAACCGCTATATAATTGAGCTTGTGTCTTCTTATCTAGCTTTAATCCATTAATCTCAGCAGGTCTAAGAGCTTCAAATACATTTTGCATGTAAGCTTCAGCAGCTTGTTCCTGTTGTTCTTTTCTAGCTTCTTGCTCAGCAATCTGACTCTTTACAATTTCTTCTTGCATAGAGTCAAGTTTTGGCTTGAACTGTTTAGCTTTCTTTTCTAAAACACCTAGATCTTTCCAGGTATTTAGCTCTTCTTCAATTTCTTCTTCATTACCAAAACCAGTAGCTTGTAAATAAGATCTGACAATACCTTCTTGGTCATTCTCATCTCTTGGGTCTAAAGATCTTACTTGTTCTACCTGAGCCAAAGCTTGGAATAAACCTTTAAGATCTTGTCCACCATCCATTACATACTTTGCAGCATACTGTAATTCATCTGGTAACGATTCAAAGAACTCTTTAGGAGTTTTAGCTGCCACCTCAGACTTCATATTGTCTACGTTAGCTTGCCACAACTCTTCAATATCTTTCTCTCCAAGTGTACCTAAGTACTCATCAAGAGATTGTTTAGTTTCATCATAGTCATCAAAGGCAAACATTTCCTTTGACTCAATACGTTTTTTAAGAAACTCAACTAAGCCAGACTTTTCTGTCTTAGGTCTTCCACCTTTAGATTTACCAGATTGGTCATCATCTCCATCTTGGTTATCATCTACAAGGTTGTCAATAAAGTCTTTAGCTGCTGCTGGATCTGTGACCTTCTTGTCATCAGCTGGATCTTTACTGTCATCCGTATCATCATCTTCTTCATCTAAAAAGTTTGTGTCAAACTTTCCTTGACTAAAGATGTTTGGTTTTTGATCTTTCTTATCTTCAGTAGTAGGAGTTACAATGCTATCTGCACCTGGGGCTCCTAACCAACTATCAATGTCAAGATCTACTTGCTGTACAGAAGTCTGCACACTGGTTTGATTATCAGTCATGTTTTGTTTGGTTTTATGTGTATCTCTACATAATTAATATACAACTTAAATCTTAAAAATTTACTTTTCCAGTAATTTTTTTATCTAAGATGCGGATAATAGAGCTATAATTATTTCTACTTTTTCCCAGAAGATCCACCTACGTCATACTTGTTCTTATTTACTCTAGCAATCTGTAGTTGTTTATCTGCTATTTCTTTCTGAGCTTGTACCTTTTCACGATCAATATTTAACTTCTGCTGATTAGTTAAGTTCTTGTTAACCTCCTGCTCACGCTTGAAGTTCATAGTATCTTGATAATTATCTTGTTTCTGGATATTAGCTATGGCATCTTGATAATCAGACATCTGGTTTTGGTTAATATCCACACCAGCTCCATATCCAGCTGATCTAATTTCAGCTACAGTAAGCTGAGTTTGTCTATCTAAATCAGCTTGTTCTGCTCTAAACTGTAGATCCATTTGTTTCTGACGTTCTTGAGACTCAATCATTTGCTGCTGCATTTCTTGTTGCTGCTGCATTTCTGCTTGTTTCTGAGCGTTAGTTTTCTCTTCAGCTTGTTTAAGAACACCTGTAAGCTCTGCAATAGACTCAGACTTAATAACATTACCAAGATCATAGATAGAAGCACCCATAGTATTATTACTAATAGCTAATTGTTTAAGTTGCTCCATTACGGCACGAGAGTTAGTCTTTGTTGTACAGAAGATATTTAAGTCTCTCATTAATAAATCAGTACCATTCATTTCAAAGTTTACCTTTTCATCTGTACCAGTAATATATTGTAAACGGATACTAGGCTTTTTAGAATGATAATACTGAGCTAAGTCTGTACGCATTTGGTGTACACGTGGCATCAAGTTATCAGAGTGCTGAATAAAATACTGCTCAGTCTGTGCGTAAGAAGCATTCATAGCTTGTTCTACACCAGTAGCAGTTTGTTGAGCAATAGTCTGACCCATACGTTGAGGGTTAAGACCAATCACTTCAAAAGCTTGATTCTTAAAGTAGCTAGCTAAATTAACACGAGATAGTAAACGATTGGTTTGTTCTAAGTTTAAGACTTGGTAATGCTGGAAGTTAAGAGCATTCTCAGTGTTAGTAATAGACGTATCTAATGGTAACATCTGGAAGTTCTTCATAGCAACATAAGCCTTAGCCATGTTATTCTTACCCCAATCTTCACCCATAGAATGACGTGGTAAAGAGTTTTGATCTAACATGATCACTGTACCAAGCTCATCTACAAGAATATCTGCAATCTGATTGTTTACAATATTGTATCCAATCTGATATGGCTTCATAAGGTCTACCAATGAAATACTGCGTGTGTTTCTATCACCAAATACAGCACCTTCCACTGGTAGTTTACATCCATATAATGTTGTATCACCTTTAAACTGGAAAGGAACTCTGCCTGGTTTACCACCATTAAGACCTAAATAAATAGGATTAATACCTCCTGGGTTATTCATACCCCAGAATGCAGGTCTATTAGGACCAATCTTAATTCCACCCCAAACTTCGTTAATCCATATCCAATCTATATGTTCACCAAAGATTAAGTTATCTTTAGTTTTTTCCTTATAAATAGAAGTGTTATACATTGGTTTATCTGTAACCTTGTATTCTTCAGATATAACGTCTTGTATAGTTTCTCCTTCTTCTGTAATTTTAGTTAGATGTCCCACTTTACGTTGAGACTTCCAATAGATCTGAGATACACGTAGTAAATGAGACTTACCAAAGTCAATAGTATCTTCAGAGTCTGACAAAATCCACTCTACAATATCTCCTGTACCAAACTTAGTATCGTATAGTGATGTAAACTGTCTATATGCAAGAGATGGCATTTCAGTATTCCACTCATGACTTCTTGTAGGATCATAGTATGTACCATCATTTTGGTATCCTTGTACAGCATAGCCGGCTGAACGCACAGGATAGATTGCTTCTAAAGAATCTAATTGTTTCTCTGTCATCATCCAACCATACTTGTCAATAACGTCTGATACAGACATCATATCCATTTTACCCACCCAGTTACCCTGAGAAATGTAACGAATATCTGGAGATTTATGATAGAATGTAAGTAATGGATTCCAAAGTTCTAACTCATAGTCATCTTCTTTCATATTAAAATGCCAGAACTCACGGTCAGAAATAAGCATATCTCTGAATGCACGTTCTTCTAGTTCTTGCATTTTAAATCTTTCCTCATCTACTGACATTTGGTGAGTAGCCCACTCTTCAATCATAGATCTATAGTCTTTTCTAAAAAACTCTTCAATCTCAGGTAGTGTCTTAATATTCTCTTGGCTCATCATTTGCTGAGCTTCTTCTGACTCAAAATCAGCACCTTGAGCCATCATTTGAGTCATCATCTTCATCTGAGCTTGTTGTACAAGTACATCTTCAAGCATCTGACGTTTAGCATCTAACATCTCATTATATGAAATGTCATCAACTGCTCTAAACATAATGCGTGAGCTTCTTTTAGAAAACTCATTACATAATACGTTAACTACGTTTGGAATAATAGGATAGAACTTAAGCTCTAATGCAGACTCATCCTCTTTTGTTAGAGTATCAATAAGATCAGCCATCTCATTGTCTTCTTCTACAATGTAGTCAGCCTTGTCAATAATACCCTTAGCCAGCTTGTAGTTCTTCATAAGCCTACGAGCATTACGTCTAAGCTGTTTCATACCTTGGAACTCTAGCCAATCTAGGTTCCATGCTCTCCATTCCTCGTCCTTTTCCTTTTCAGGTAAAAACTGGATAGGTTGCGTAAGCGTACCCATCTTATTATAGTCAGCCTTTTTACCAGATTTAAGATCTAGAGCATTATAGATATTCATATTTATACATATTTAAAATTTTTTACTTCTTTATTTATCCACCGGGTGATAGTTGTTTGATGAACACCATATGCTACCGCTGCATCAGATAAAGAGGTATAAATTCTTTTCCCATCTGTTACCGATTTTTTTAAACAATCATGAAGATATCTCATTACTTTAGGATCTCTTTTTTTACCTATCTTAGCTTCAGACAACTTCTTTTTATATTCATCAGAAAATTTCCTACCATACATTGGATTTCCTGGACCTTTAAGTTTAGCAACACGTTTAGCTATTTGTTCATGAGATTGTTTTTTACCAGTTTGAGCTAATCTCATTTTTTCTTTTGTTTCATCAGAAACCACAAGCCCTAACACTC